ATGTCCGTGACCAAGGAAGGCGATCCGACGGTGATCGCCGAGCGCCGCACCATGGCGTATCCCAACCGCAAGATCGTCAAGGGCTCGACGCCGACCGATGAGGAAACGAGCCAGATCGAGCGGGAGTATCAAGAGTCCGATCAGCGCGTCTACCTGATCCCGTGCCCGCACTGCGACGTGCGCTTCGAGCTGCGCTGGCAGAGTGACGACGGCTTCAACCGCAACCTGCCGCGCGTGCCCACGGGATATATCGCGTGGCCGAAGGACGATCTCGGCCGGGCGCTCCCCGATCAGGCGTATGCGGTCTGCCCCAACGGCTGCGTGATCGAGGAGAGCGAGAAGCCGCGCATGGTCATGCGGGGCGAGTGGGTGGCGACCAAGCCCGAGGTTACGAACCATCGCGGCTATCGGCTCAACGCTTTGGTCTCGCTTCTCAGCAACGCCCGGTGGGGCATCCTGGCGGCCGAGTTCCTGAAGGCCAAGCGCGGCGGCCCGTCCGAGATGCAGCCGTTCTTCAATACCGTTCTGGCGCTGCCCTGGCGCAACTCGCAGCGCCTCGTCTCGGTCGAGAACCTGATGGCGCGCGTCGAGCCGTTCGGGCTCTACAGCCAGCGCAAGGCCGTGATCCCCGAGCGCGTGGTTTGGATCGGGGTCGGCACGGACGTGCAGGACGATCGCCTGGAGAGCACGGTGCTCGGTTTTCCGCTCGACGGCGCGCCGTTCGTGCTCGGCCACGTCGTTCACTGGGGCAACACGCTGGAGGCCGAGGTCTGGCGCGAGTATGACCAGTGGCGCCGGGCCAGCCGCTGGGATCACCCGAACGGCTGGCGCATCGGCATTGATGCGGTGGCGGTGGACTCCGGAGGCCGCGAGGGGCGGACGCAGAAGATCTACAACTACACGCAGCCCAGACTGGCGCAGCGCGTCTTCGCCATCAAAGGCGTGCCGGGGCCGAAGAAGAACTGGGCGCGCGCCAAGAAGGCCAAGAAGGGCATCCGCCTGTTCAACATCGCGGTCGAGAACGTGAAGACCGAGGTTCTGGAGGGGCTCGGGCGCGAGCCGTTCGATGAGAACGGGGCGCTCGACCCGCTCGCCATCCGGGTGTCGGACACCTTGCCGGAGGAGTGGTTCGAGCAGGCGACCAACGAGATCAGGCGGGTCAAGTATGTCGCCAATCGGCCCGTGATTTCGTTCGAGCCCAAGATCCGGGGCGCCAGAACTGAGGCGCTTGATTGTCTGGTTTACGGCTGGGCGTTGCGGTATTGCCCGGCGGTCAAGGCCATCGATGTTCAGGAGCGCGCGGCGCGTCGTCCTGTTCCGATCGAACAACCGCGTGATCCGGTTCGCAAGCGTCCGACTTTTGCTGATCTGGCGACGCGCTTGAACGGCTGAGACTGGACAGCCCTGAAATTTGGGCCTTTTGTTAAAGCATGGCGCTGGTCATGTTCTGGCTGTTCGCGGTTATGAGCTGCTTTCTGTTGGGGTTGCGGGCTTGCCATGGATTTTGATCTTGTCCTGGCGGGGTTCGGTTTCGGCATGATGCTGGCGCTGATCCTGCTGGCCAAGGTCGAGCGGGACGAGGTGCGCTGATGCTGGAGATCGTGCTTCTCCTCGTGCTGATCCTGGCGCTCGGCGGCTCGCCCTGGTGGGGCTACTCCCGCAATTGGGGATGGGGGCCGGGCGGGGTGCTGTGGGCGGTGGTCGTGGTTCTGCTGCTCGTGGCGGTCAGCCAGCGTCTTTAGGGGCTCGCCATGGGTGTCGTGGTCCCGCTCCACCGTCAGATCAAGCCGGCCGAGCTGCCCGCTGTCGGCTACCGGCTGCTGATCTACGCACCCGACCGCAGGGTGGTGATGGAGTATCCGGTCCCGGATCCGGACGGCGGCGAGCGGCCTTTTGCGGTGTTCCCCGCCGACCAGGAGCTGCCGGGCGTGATGTCGGTGATCCGCTGGGCCTATGGGGCTTTGAGAAAGGCTGAGTCATGCCGGTGATCTGGCAGCGCACGTTCTCGCAGGCTGCGCTGAAGCGCGGCGCCACGGTTGAGGTGATGCCGCTCCCCGACCGCTCCAAGGTGCTCGACGTGGATGTGCTTGGCACGATGCCGGTGATCTTCGTGCGCGTGCCTGACCCGGCGGCCGAGACCGTAGACTTCCGCTTTGTCGTTCTGGACACGGACGAGCCGTATCATCGGCCGCTGACCTATCTGGGCAGCTACCGGGTGGGCGAGCGCTTCCGGCATGTCTTTCAGGTGATGGGCGATGAGCCGCCCGAGGCGGCGCGGATCGCGCGGAAGTCGGCGCATGCCCCGGCGTGACGATGACGAGGGTGAGGCGGCCGGGCCGGAGATGTTTACCGTCAACGGAACCATCAAGGAGGCGTTGAGCATCTTTCGCGGCGTTCCGATGCTGCTCGCCCTGCTGCTGCTCAACGCCGGCATCGGCGGCATGCTGACCTACCTGCTGATCCGCAGCAGCGAAGTCCGGTCCCAGGAGCGCACCGAGATTTTGCGCGTGCTGGAACGCTGCATGACGCACGGCGAGCTTGATGGCAGCGGCCAGCCCGCTGACGGCAAGGCGCGCCGGGCCGAGCGCGAGTTTAAGCCGGACTGAGGCGGATGAGGCGCTTTGAGGCGCTTGTTCCGGTTGATCGCCCACACGCGCGCGCGAGGCGCCAAAGAAAATGGGCCGTTGCAAGGCGGCCCAGTCTGGGAGGAAACGCGCCTCGTCCGGCCAGACGAAGCCATGCCAGGATGGCAGAGATCGGGGCAGGTGAAAACCCGACCGCGCTCAAATCATAAACATCCAATCACAGAGATTGCAATCGCCCCACAAGTTCTCGACCGGCAGGGGCCTGATGAGCCGCCAGTGGATACGGCCGCTGCACAGGGGACAGTGACCGTGTCCTGTGGTCTGGCCTTTGCGCCGCTCCGCCAGGATGTGGATGAGAAGTCCGAGCTTGCGCTCTTGGATGCCGGATGTTGGCTCTATCTGAAGACGGGGCGTCTTCGGCTCGATGTAGACAGATGACGGGCGGCGCATTGCTCTAGTGCTTTCAATCTGTTGCGGATCATGTCTTTCTTAGATCATGGCTTATGGGAACCCTGCCCGGATTAGACTGGAAAGCGTGCGCATGAAGCCCGGATACCGGGCTGAGGCGCCGACGCCGTACAACAAGCCCGGCGTGGCCGGGATGACCAGTTCCTACATGCGCGGCGAGGGCTCGCCGCTGATGTGGGCCTGGACCCCGCTGCTGCGTGACCCGGTGGACGAGGTCGGTCTGGCCTGGGGCCGGGCTGCGGCGCGCATGACCGACGCCCTGGCCAACTCCGGTTGGCTGTTCGGGGGCCTCAACACCGCCGTCTCGCAGATGGTTGGCTCGGGCCTCAGCCTGGAGCCGCAGCCCGATCCGCTGCTGTTCGGCGGCGACGCCATCGCGGCGCGCAAGTGGGGTCAGGACATCGCATCGCGGTTTCAGGCGTGGGCGAACGACGCCCTGAGCTGCGATCTCGGCGGCCGGTTTCCGCTCGGGCAGCTCACGGCGCAGGGCGTGCGGCAGTATTTTGCGACGGGCGAGATCCTCGCCACCTTGCCCTATCGGGAGATCGACAGGCGCCCTGGCAGCACGCACGGCACCAAGGTCAACGTCCTGCCCTCCTCCCGGCTGGCGGCGGGCGGCAGGAACCCGCGCAACGTGCAGGGCGTGATCCTGGGGGAAGACGGTCTGGCGGAGGCTTACAACCTCACTACGCGGGACATCGCGACCAACGACACTGAAGAGGTCGAGGTTCAGGCGCGTGACGTGAACGGGCGCCCGGTGGTGGTGCATGTCTTTGACGGTGAGCCGACGCAGGTGCGCGGCATCACGCCGTTGACCAGCGTGCTCAACCCGATCCGGCAATACGACCAGTTAGCCAACGCGACGCTCACATCTGCCCTCGTCCAAACGATCATCGCCGGGGCCTTCACCAGCGATCAGCCCACCGAGGATCTGATTAACGCGCTCTCGACGCCGGAAGAGCAGGATGCCGGCGATCAGGAAGAGGGCGAAGCAACGCCGGGTGGTCTGGCGCAACTGCTCCAGTTAAAAGGTGAATGGTATAGTAAAACGAAAATAGACATGGGGCAGTTCGGGAAATTCCTTCATCTCTTCCCAGGCGAACAACTACAGCTTCTGCGGGCCGAGTCGCCCAACACGGGTTATGAGCCGCTGACCAAGGGTCTTCTGCGCGAGGTCGCGCGCTGCTTTGGCCTCACCTACGAGTCGTTCACGGGCGATTACGTTGGCGCCACGTATTCGAGCGTGCGCATGAGCACGGCGGACTGCTGGCTGCTCAACCTCTACCGGCGGCAGTTCATCCCGGCCCGGTTTAACCAGATGGTCTACGAGTCGTGGCTTGAGGAGGAGCTGGAGCTATTCCCCGAGTTGCTGCCGGCTGGGAACGGGACTTTTTATCAGATGCGCAACCGGCTCGCGCGGGCGCTGTGGCGTGGCCCGCCCAAGCCGGAGGCCGATGCCGAGAAGGCCGCGATGGCGCAGGTGATCCAGAAGGCGCAGCGCTGGGTGACGCAGGCGCAGCTCTGCGCCGAATACGGCAACAACTGGCTCGACAATCACGAGGCGGCCGAGCAGGTGGCCAAAGACGAGAAGGATCGCGGCCTTGCCCCCACGCCCTTGTCCGTGCGCGGCGGGGGTGGCGGTGGAGGCTCCAAGGGCGACGGCAAGGGCGATGGCGGTGGCGACTTCGGCTCCGAGGATGGCGGCGAGGATCGGCCCGTGGATGAGGAGGAGCGCCGGGCCTCGCTCGGCTATCGCCTCGATCGGGCGCTGAAGAGCCGCGACCCGGAGGAGATCTGGGAGGTCATGCCGGAAGTCGAGACGCGGGTGGCTGAAGTCGCGGCGCGGTTTCCGCGCGCGGGAGCGTAGTTGATGTCGTCAGGACCAGCACCTTTCCCCTTCCCGCCTACAAACTGGGACGATCCTTGCGACATCGCTCGCAAGCTGAAGATCGCCTACTACAAGATCGTGGCGGGCGAGCAGGTTGCTTCGTTCTCCTATCAGGCCATGGGCGTGACGCGCACGGCCACCTTCAACCGGGCCAGCCTGAGCGAGATCAAGGCGGCGATGCTGCAAGCCGAGAACGAGTGCGCGGTTCAGACGAACCAGCCGCAGCGCACGCGCTACGCCATCCAGCCCGGCGCCCGCAGGAGCTATTGAGATGATCCAACATGGTCTGGTGATCGGGCGGGTCATCAACACGCCGCTCCTGGCGCACCCGCGCAAAGCGCTGGTCGTCTACAACTTCCTGATCGGACGCCTGGGGCTCGGCGGCGTGGCGATCCCGGACCCCGAGAGCGAGGAGGTGGCCCGGATCGACGCCTTGGGGGAGCGGCGCTCGATGCCGCTCGCGACGCAGTTCGCGGGCGAGCTGGTGGCGGCGGATGACGACCGCAAAGGGATCGAGCCGTTCCGCATGACCCGCGACGGCGTCGGGCTCATCACCGTGACGGGCTCTCTCGTGAACCGGGGCGCCTGGGTCGGCAAGTCGTCCGGCGTGACGAGCTACGAGGGCATCAAGTACCAGTTTCAGCGCGCCGCGCGGCATCCGAAGGTCAAGAGCATCATCCTGGACATCGAGAGCCCTGGCGGGGAGGCGGTTGGCGCCTTCGAGACCGGCCGGCTCATCAAGGCCGTCTCGGACGAGAAGCCAACCTGGGCGGTGGTGAACGGCATGGCCGCCAGCGCGGCCTATGCCCTGGCCTCCGGCGCCAAGCGCATCATCACCACCGAGAGCGGGATCGCGGGCTCGATCGGTGTTGTCCTGCTTCATCTCGATTGGAGTAAGTTCTTGCAGGAAAAGGGCGTGCAGCCGACGTTGATCCAGGCTGGCGCCAAGAAGACCGTTGGCAATCCCTACGAGCCTTTGTCTGATGACGACGCCAGCGAGCTGCAAGCTGAGGTCGATCAATACTATGGCATGTTTCTCGACCAAGTCGCGGCCGGCCGGGGAAGACGGTTGACAAAATCCCGAGCGCGAGAAACAGAAGCTAGAACGTATATTGGCAAGGCGAGCGTCGAAGCTGGTCTTGCTGATGATCTCGGAACGTTTGAGGACGTTCTGCACGAAGCTCGCAGCCGGGCGCGCCGACTTAGCAACGCTGGCACAGGATCGAAGGCGATGGCTGGTTTACTGCACACGGACGACGACCAAGCGCGTGAGGTCGAGGCGGCGCGCGCGCAAGGGCGCGAGGATGGCCTGCGGGCCGGGCGTGAGGACGGCATGCGGGCCGGCTTTGACGAGGGCGTGCTTGCGGGCGCGGCGCAGGAGCGCGATCGCATCCGCGCCGTCGTCACTGATCCCCGCGTGGCCGCCAACCAGCTCGCCGCGCTCCAGATGGCGCTCAACTTCCCGTCCGCGACGGCCGACAGCGTCGCTACCACCCTTGCAGCGATCGTCCCGGCTCCGGCCCCCGGCATGGCTTACGGGCAGGCTGGCGCAACGCTCGCCAGCCGGGTCGAGGCCACCAACGTCAACCGCATCAGCGCTGCGCCTGGGTCGCTGGAGAGCGCTCGGGCCAACGTGGCCGACCAGTATCGCACCGAGGAGCAGGCGGCCACCGCCGGCTGGAACACGGCGGTCGAGGCGGCCAACAAGCGCGTGGCGGCGCAGAAGCCCAAGCAGCGCCACTGAGCGAAGCGGTGCGGCCCCGGTTGAGATGAGGATGTGAGATGCCCGCAGAGTACACCTTTCCGGCCCTGCCGCAGAACAACGCCGGCTTCATCGTCTGGGAGCTGCCGACCTACGCTTCCCGCGATGAGGTCACGATCGCGGCCGGCGCCGGCATCCTCAAGGCGGGCACGTTCCTGGGCACGGTCACGGCCACGAGCGAGTACAAGGCTTATACGCCGGGCGCCACGGATGGCACGCAGACCTGCACGGCGGTGCTGTACGAGGACACGGACGCATCGGTGGCGGCGGTCAAGCGCACGGTCCTGAACTGGACCTGTCTGCTCCACCGGGCCGAGTGCGTGTTCGCCGGCAATCCCACCACGCCAGAGAAGAACGCCGCCTACGCCTCGCTGAGGACGCTGGGCGTCAAGATGCGCTGACGGTCTTTGGTTCGCCTGGGCGCGTAGAGGAGTTTTGGGGCCATGGACTTCGGCGTTGGACAAGTCTTCTGGGACATCATGAACTCGGCCCCGTTTCGCGCGGTCCAGATCACGGCGGCGCTTGAAAACGTGGAGTATGTGCCGCGGCTGCTCGGCAGCATGGGCGAGGCGCTGTTCCCGACCGTGCCGGTGCGGACGCGCTCGGTGATGATCGGCAAGCGCGATGTCGGCAACTCGCTGATCCCCGTCTCGCCGCTCGGTGCGCCGCCCGTTGAACTTGAGCTGCGGGGCGCCAAGGCGCAGACCTTTAGCACTCACAGGTTAGCCAAAGGTTCGACGCTCAACAGCGAAGAACTTCAGGGCATCTTCCAGATGCCGCTCTACAAAGTCGTTCCGACGATGCAGGGCGAGATCGCAGCGCGCGCGACTCAGATCCGGGCAGACATGGAGGATACTGAAGAGCACATGCGCCTGGGCTGTGTTCAAGGGATCGTACTTGACGCCGACGGTGTGTCGGTGGTCGATAACTGGTGGTTGAACTTTGGTATCTCTCCGCCGGCCGTCGTAGACTTTCCCCTTGACGACGCTAACGCCAACATTGCTGACGCTCTTGATGATCTTCGCGTCGGCGTCTGGCGGTCGTCTGAGGGAGCTTGGATTCAGGGGCAGACTGTTCTTCACGCCCTGGCCGGCAATACGTTCTTCAAGAAGCTGTTCAACCATCCAAGCCGCCGGGCGCTCTACATCAACCTTCCGCAGATCGTCCAATTCGGCGAGGTCATCCCGGACGAGTTCGAGTTCGGCGGCGTGATCTGGCATCGCTGGATGGGCGTCGCCGGGAGCCCGTTCGAGATCCCGGACGATGAGTATCGCATGTTCCCGGTCGGCATGAAGGATTGCTTCCAGCGCATCCTGGCGCCGGGCGAGGGCTTCGAGTACATCAACGAGGCCGGCCGCGAGCAGTATGCGATCCAGCTTGTCGATCGTGATCGCGGCTGGTGGACCCGCACCGAACTCTATCGCTATCCGCTCCTCGCCTGCCTTCGTCCCGGAGTTCTGCGCAAGGGCGGCATCTCTTAAGCCCATGTCCTGGTGGGACGAGCTGGACGCCGCCGTTGGCGTTGTCCTGGATGAGCGGGTCGGCGAGCCTGCCATCTGGCACCCCGTGTCCAGGTTGGAGGGTGACGAGTACACCCAGTCCTCTTTTGGCCCTGATCCCGATCGTCCGGTCAGCGATCCGTTTCCGGCTCGCGTGACCTGGGCGCCGACGACGCAGGCGATCGGCGTCAAGCAGGAGGAAGGGCAGGTGGCAACGTTCTCGGTCATGGTGGACGTGGCGCGGGCGTATTTCGCGCCCTACGGCAGCGAGCCGCGCCAGTTCGATCGCTTCGAGCTGCTGGAGCCGCAGTATCAGCCCGGTGGCCACTGGCTATCGGTCGAGCGCGTCGCCGACGATGACAGCGCTTCGATCGTCTACTACTGCTCCGTGTCCCGCCCGGTCGGTGCGTGATGCATCTCTCGATGGACGTGGCCCGGTTGATCGCCGTTCAAGCCCTGCGGGGCCGGACCTGGGCGGGCAACCGCGTGTTCGATTCCCCCTCTCTGCCGGCCAATCTGCAATTGGAGGAGGAGCGGGCGCCGTTCGTGGCGGTCTACTGCGATGACGCCGACCAGGGCCGCGGCGCTGACGGCGAGGACGGCTCGCCGGTCACCTTCTCGCTCGATCTGCCCCGTGCGTGGCTGGTGATCGAGTGCGGGATCGCGACCTCGATCACCATCGATCCCGAGACGCGCGAGGTCGTGGTGTTCGACCCAGCGGACCAGCGCTGGGAGCGCGCCGACGGCACGGAGGTGCCCAACCCCGCCACCGTGGTGACGCTGTCC